AATGGCAATAGCTTGTTGTATCTTTAAATGAGTAAGCTGAAGCATATCAGCAAATCCAACGCAACTATCTACCATAGATTTAGGTATCATATTACGAATATTAGCTGCTGTAACAGAATATGAAAGTCTAGCCTTACTTATATCATGAACATTCTTAGGTACATTCTTAGTTCTACCGTAATCAAATAGATAATCGCAACCTAAAACATAACTACCGCTATATACAGTAGATATTTCCATTTTATGTGGTTTGCGCTCAAATACACTATTTTTAGGTTCTTTGTATTGAAATCCTTTAAAGTAAAAACCTGTATTTCCGTGACGACTTTCTTTCTCTTCAAAATGTATACAGTCAACTGACATAAACTCAAAGTCTAATACTTGAACCATATAGTCGTCATATCCATATGACATTCTACCTAACGTATCGTTATAATTTTTCTTATTATACTTAGAAGAATCATTTCCATTTTTACCTTTAGCTTTTTCAGCTATCTTCTTAAAATCCTCTTCTGTTAGCTCATGCCCAGCTAATCTTTTAAGCTCCTGAATAGAAATCTTTTTAATATGCCCAGCATATATAAGATCTTCGAAATTAGGATCTTCTGTATAACTATGTATAAACATAGACGGATCTACATACGATACTTTAATACCTTCATTAGGATCATTTGATCTTTTTACAACAGACATACCAAGTGTTGCAATATCATTTACGCATCTCCTAAAGGTCCCATCAGTAAAATTATTCCAAGTAAGCGTAAGCTCTGTAGCTAATTGAGCTGATATTTCACCAGTAGTTTTTAAATTTGCTTCAAAAAATATTTCGGCTTCTTCTAGTGTATCAGGTATTTCATCAGGATCCATGTCTAATACAATACCACTCTTATCTTTTAATGATTGAAGCTTATCTTTAGCTTTAACCTGTAGTTCTATTTTATTCCTCTCTAAGCTTTTTTCTGATTCGGATAATGGATCTACAGCTTCTAGATTAGGATAAGGATTTGAAGATAATATCTTATTTACTACAATTCTTACAAACTTCGGTAAAATAGGAACTGGAGTATAATCCATATTCAATAAACTACCATCCCCTTTATTTGGCTGTAAAGAATTTAATAGCTGTTTATATATACTGGTATCTTGGACTCCAGTTGCATAATCTCTGTCTTTTTCAAAGACTCTATTTCTTTTCCCTACTAAAGAGTTATCGTCTGTAGTCTTTCCCCATTGAGATTCAATAGCTTTTGCATACTGAATGCCATACTCCTTACTTTCTTTAACCTCTGTAGGTTCTAAAGGATTAGGGAATCCTTGTTTACTTTTTTGATTGTTATTATACATCCTTAAGATACGGCATTTCTATTTAGCAAATATAGTAAATCATCCGATTACTTGATATCTCCTAAAGAATTGTTTTTCATTGAAGTTAGAGACCTTCTTTAGTTTAGCTTTTTGAGCCCCAAGAAGAGCTAATCCAGAACTAATTGTAAGGTCAAATTTTGTTCTATTATCTATTTTATATCCTATCCAATCTTCTAATGTTTTGTTAAAATACATCTTCCCCATCTCTCCAGTTTCTCTATTTATACCTACATGGTCGTGTATATAAGCCTCTATTGCATGAGCGTGAGCCTGTATAACATCTTGAGAGTTAGAAGGGATCCCTTTTGTTTTAGATTTCATACCGCTAGCACTAATTAAATGTTTAGGACGATCCATTAAGTAGCCATCGTAACCCCTTGATTCAAAGTATCTTGCAATACCGTACTTATTGTTCTCAATTAATATAGGATAACCATAAAATACAGCAGCCATAAGTACATCTTCATAGAAAATTTTAGCAAGAGGTGGCCTAGCTGCATACTCTACAACAAACATATTGGAGGGGTGCTCCATATGAAACTTATTATATAAATGTAAAGCCCCTTTAGATCCCCTCCCATCTACCGTAGCATCAAGATCATAGCTATCGACACCACCTACTCCAAAAGCAGAATGAGGTGCAACTCTTTTACCGTAAACACTTTTCTTTTGATTTCTAAAATCTGGAGGTGGCATCCAAGCAACCTTAAATCTACCTTGTGGATTTGGACTAAACAGAACCTCTGTATCTTTTTCACCACCTTTCCATACGAAATTACCTTGAACTACAGGATTAGGGAATAACTCATCATTATGTTCTATTTGTTCATAAATCTGACCTACGTTGAATATACTCCCTTCGATACTATCTCTAAAGGCTTCATCTTCTGTAAACGGGAATTGACGTATTACCTCATTAAGTTCAGATGCATCATTCTTTAATGATTCTCTTTCATTCTTTAAGAAAGTTTTAGCTCCAATATATATGTATTCATTATCTATACCTTCTATAGTTTCTTTAGGATCATCTACTACTGGGTGTCCATATTTATTAAAAAATCCTTCTAGAGAATCATACGCTGGTATAAACAGCCTATACAAGCCTGTTCTAGTTCTCCCATTCGCATTCCTCTCCGTCGGATTCGAATCCTCCCATAGATCCTTGTATTGGCTTCCACCTTTGTCCATTGGATTTACTGTGCTTCCTACGAGAGCCTTTCCTACGATTTTTCTTCCGACGATCAAACACGTCCTCTGAATCCTCCATGCGTCTCTTATGTCTGTTGGTCTTTCCCATTTTCCTGCTTCATCTAGATACAATATGTGTAGCTTTTCACCATCGTATGCATTGTTAGTTGTATTTTTCCAATTAATAACTGTATTAAGCGCTTCACCTGTTTGTGATGTTTTATTCTTTTTAGTAATTCGCTTTGACGGCTCCCTAAAAGCTAACTCCATACGTGGATTAGTAGTACCGTCTTGTATAGGCTTGAAGAAGAATGGGTAGTTTCTAAACATATAAACCACCTTCTTCATAAAAATATTTTCCTGAGCATCTTTACCAGTTTTTGACTGTATACCCATAAGCTTATCTTTGACTTGGGTTGCCTCGTCAACAAGTACCGCAGAGCAGATATTAGTATACCCAGAACGACGACACTTAGTGTAAAGCTGACCAATACAACGTGAATCAGCTTCGCATGCAGCCATATGTAGAAAGATTTCACGTTGAAAATTAAGAAAATATGGATAACCAATGTCTAGCTTGGTCCATTGAAGCATCATGTAATGCCGCCCCGTAATATATGTAGCTGTACCGTTGTTATAAAACCAAAAACCCTCACGCCTACGCCTAAACTCTTCCTCGATATATGGACGAAACCTCTCTCTAAACTCCCTTGGCATTTCCGCCCACTCATCCATAGAACGAATACGAGACAATTCCTTCGGCATAGGTATCCTTCTCCACATTTGCATAGAGTCTGATTCTTTATATCCGAAAATGTCTTTCTTCTTCGGCCTTTTTGGAAGGCAAATGAGTAGCCCACCGAGTTCGATAAGCTCACCTTCCGTACCGTTGGGACAAATCTTGACAGCAGGTTCTTCATAATCCTTTATGCTTAATAGTGTGCTCAATATGTTTGTCCAAATCTATTTGACCTAAATCCTGGTGCTCCTATTTTAGGGCTTGCTAACTTCATGTATTTACCGCATGAGCATTTAATATCATGAATTGCACCCTCACCCTCTACGTATTTAATAGTAACCCCTGATTTACTTACAACTTCGTCGCTGCATTCACATTTATAATCCGCCATTAGAATGATGCTTTAGTTTTTATTATGATGATATGGGGCCATGTATGCAGGGGGCTTGCCAGGGCAGCACCATTCTGCTCCACCATCCCATGGATCTATACACCAGCATTGATTATAATCCTTTTTTTGCGATCTGTAGTGTTGTTTGTACGAAGAACATGAAGTCAGCATAATAGCTGACATTAAAACAAGAAAGTATTTCATTTTATTTTATTTATACGCTATTGCGTTTTTTAGGTCTATTATTTGCTCTATTCTTTGATTGAGCTTGAAGTCTAGTTTTGCCACCAGTTCCATAATGAGATTCATCTAACCCATCCCCATTACCGTAATTTCCTTTTTGTCTATTGATTTTATTTAATTTTGCACGGTACTTCTTAGCCTTTCCTCCAGCCTGGAACTTCCTATATTCCTTTTTATAGTTTCGCTTTTTTTTCTTCACTTTCATAACTCTTGCAAGTTACGTTTTTTTTTCCTTCTTTCATATGTTGCTATCCTGTGGCAATTAGCACACCTAACTTCACATTTATCTATCTCTTTTTGAATTGTTTGTATGGAAAAAGATTGATTCCCCATATCCGAAACATTAGCTTTTTTCTTACCTCTAACATGATCAAATTCTAAAACTATAGGGTTGTCTTCACCGCAGTCAACGCACGAAATTAAACTTTTTACAAAAGTTATATATTCTTTATTTCTCTTTCTGTTTTCTCGATTCTTTTTTTTACTACGGGCTTTTATTTTCTCTTTGTTTGCTTCGTAGTGCCGTTTAGCTGCAGCAGCTTGATCTTCTGAATTTTTATAAGCCATTACTTTGAGAATCTTTCAGCAAAACCACCAGTATAATCCTTTGCTTCATCTATCTCCCCGCTAGATTTTAAATCCTTTACCATTTGCTCTAGCCTTTGTCGCTCTATGATAAGCTCTTTACAGTCTGTTGCTGTTTGTTTTATAGATTGAAGCTCAGCTTTTCTTGCTGATCCGTTTATCTCTGGATCAACTGGTTTTTTGATTTCCTCAATCATGTTATTAATAGCTTCCTCCATGCTTAACATTAACCTTTGAGAAGCGTTTATTGTAGTAAATTTAGACTTCGACATAAACCCCATATAAATCTTCTGCACGGGTACGGTAGTATTCCTGCCCGTCTATGGTTATACGATAATCTCTATTCTGTTTGAATCCAACAATATCGCCAGGCTCTAATCCCATCTCTCTACCTTCTTCACATAAATAAGCTACCTCGCCTTTTGTTGGGAGTTTTTCACTATTGTCTACTATTTCTATAATATCAGACTGAAGGGTTAACTCTTCTTGTTCTACAGACTTTAATAAGCACCATCCTGTAAGGCATCGGATCTTATCGTCTTTTTGGCTTTTATAAGCTATAGCCTGATTATTTACAGCAAATTTAGGATGGTATCTTACTATGTAAGTGTCGTCTTCATCCGTAAATATCTGTCCATTGTTATCTCCACCCATAACTACTAAGTGGTGAAAATATAAGGTATCACCCTCTTCAACACCAGTGTCGTATTTAAAGGGTACGCATACAACAGGACCTTCAGTGATGCGGTGTTCAAATTCGTTAAATTTTGTATCTACATACAGCTCTAAACCACTGTCTGTCTTAATTGTGTCATTAAACCTTTTTTCAAGCTTAACAACAAATAAATCAAAGGTTTTCATTTTTTATAAGGGAACATTTTATTTAATTTATCCTGGCGTTTTTTACAACCGCAGTCTTTAGGGGCAAGTTTATCTATACCTGTAGCTTTTGTTAATTTAGCTATTGTATCACCAAGACCTTTACTTTTACTTACTTTCATTAGAAGTTACAATCAAATTCTAACACACAAGGCATATCGTCTATAGCTTTCCATAAAGTTTGAATACCGTCTTCATCTTCGATATATACAAAATATCTTGTTTTACTATACTTATGTAAGTGTTTTTCATCTTGTACTATTGTGCTAACTTTTCCAGTTCCAGCACGCATGCCCAAATAATAGGCCATGCCATCTTTAGGGTTCTTTCCAACCACAATTTTTCTAATAAGTCCTTCCATTTTATTCAGTGTCTATGTCTAGATCCTTTAATATTTTATCTATGTCGTCCTCAAAGTCTTCTATTGTATAAGGGGGATCGTAGGCATATGTATTATTTATAAAATTAACTAATTCTTCTAATTCAAAAAAACTATCTAAGTAATAACTGTACACAGCATTCATTTTTAATTCTCCAAATTCATCTTGATCTAGAAAGCCAGCAACAAATACAGACACAAATCTATCTCTCATTTGGTATTCATCTACAAGCTTATCCATCTCTATAGCTAATTTTTGAATTTCCATTAAAAATGCCATATCTTTCATGTGATAAATTTATTGTATGCCTAAAAGTAAAGTACCTAAAAAAAAGTTATTTAGAGAGTTCTCTCTGCAAGATAAGAAATATATACGCAGAAATTATTTAAAGAATCTAAAGAAGCTAAAACATTTTATTAACAAAGAGTATGATATATCATTTTCTATGGTAGAGTTTTTACTATGGGGTTATGACCTTCAATTCTTTACTATAAAATATGCAGCAGAGGATTTAAAGATGAATAAGAATAATACTCAAAATAGATTTATATATCCATTAGTAAACAAAGGGTATCTCTATAAACATTTTGATAAACTTACTCCTTCTCAAACATTTGAAGATCATTTATTTAGAGAAGAAACCAAAATGAACTACAGAGTTAGATATGCTCTGACTCAAAAGGCAAGACTGTTGGTGCAGAGAGTTTACAGAGAGCTAGAGGGATAAGGGATCTAAGATTAACGCTGTAGAGAAGTCTCTATACTCAATAGTCACTTCTTCCCCTCTACTTAAAGCATCTGCAATATCTGGATATATTCTAGTATATGCAGCAGTACTCCTGCCTATAAATCCGTTTTTCTTTATGTTGTTGTTTTCCTGCGTATCACCCACAAGTAAACATCCCGCAGTGTCCTCATCAGTATTACCACAATGAATAAGGATATATTTAAAATTTGGGACATCACAGACTTCAAGCATCCCCATATGTATATCAGCAAATCTTTTAGAGTATTTGGCGTGGTATCCACCTTCTGCTCTAAAGTTGATACAATACTCTCCTTCAGGTATACAAGTTTCTCCATAAACCTTTTCTTTACGGCTCTCATCTTCGAGAGTATAGCATAAAAATTTTCTTTCATGTGTTACGTCAAATAATATCCCGTTAGTTGAATCTTCTCCTTTGTTGAATCTTATTACTTCGAGTTTCATTTTTTATTTTATTTAGTCTTATGCGTTCAGCCTCTATTGCTGGATCTTTTCTTTTTCTTATAGGATTGAAGTAAAATTTCTTCAATTAGAAAGAAGCCTTTATTATCTTGTATCCACCTTTTTCGCCCGCATCTTCTCTACCCTCAGATCTAGCCAACCTTCTTTGTAGTGATTTGTATCTAGCCCTAGCAAATGGATTCCTTATAGAAAACTCTCTTGCTGGATCAGGATTTAAATCAAGCTCTCTTCTTTTACCAACTCTCTTCTTTCTATTCTTAAGGCTTGTTTGTCTTGCGTCTCTTACACCTTTAATTAAATCTGCGAACATAAGAGCCATAGATTTTTTCTTACGATCTTCTCCTGCAGCTGAATCTGCTGCATCTCCTTGATCGTAACCATAAGCCCCACAAACTATTTTTCCATCTACCTCTTTACAAGATTCCCCCTCTGATCCCATACTAAAGTCTACACCTCCTGTAGAATCTTCTATAGCTCCTTTACTTTCACCTTCTTTTAATTCCTGTTTCATAGCTATACGCCTTAATAAAGATTCAATAGGTGCTATCTGTCTATCTTCAATATCTCTTAACTTTGATCGCTTTACACTTCTACTACCTTTACTAATAGGGTTAGTTTTTCCGCCTTTTCTATATATTTCCATTTCTTATTGCTTTATCCGTCAGTACCAAATAATCCTGGGAATAATCTCTCCCAAATGTTTGTTTGATGAGTTGAAGCTCCTTGAGGCGTAAAACCTCCTGGAAGTCTTTTTCTCATTCTTGAAATAGCTGGAATTAAGCTACCTGCTAAAGCAGTACCTCCCATAAGAGCTAATTGTTTTAACATTTTTCTTCTCTCTTTAAAATCTTCAAATCCTTCAGGATTCTGGAGAGTTTGAAGTAAGCCCTCAACACCTTCTGGTCCACCTCTTCTTTCTTGTTTTTCAAGATACTTATTTAGAAGTCTGTTCTCTTTATTTGCTCTTCTTTGAAATCTTTCGTTTTCTCTAATTTGCTTATTAGTTAAAGGTGGTTCGTAGTCGTAACCATTTCCGCTTTCTGTTTTAATAGTCCTCATTATGATGCTATAAATACTTCAACAGATACTGCATTAGCTAATGGATCAATTAATATACTCTCTAAATCTGTTAATGATGTTACAATGCTAGCTGAATCATCATCTACTACAATACCATCGTGAGTAGCCCCCATGATAAAAGACCTTCCTGCAGCAAGAAGTAATGTGGCAGAAGCGTCTGCAGCCCCATCTTCATCAACAGAAACTTGCAATGAAAGGTTTACTGGGTTAGACGCATCTAAATTCGTAACCCTTACATATTTAGCATCCTCTAAGTCTACCGCATTATCGCTTGTACTTGTAGCTGTTTGAAAGGTAGCTATAGTAGAGTCTACGTTTGCTGGGCAAGTAACTATTCTATGGTATACCTGTGTAACAGAACCTACAGACAAAGTGTTTGTAGATCCTCTATCAGCACCATTAAGTGTTAACTCTTCTGTTATAGTTACGTTTAAAGTTGCCATTTATCGAGGTCGTTGCATTCCTACTTGTCTAATAATTTCCTCTAAAGTCTCTGGAGGTAAATTTTGCATAATTGACCCTCCTTCGCCTGTAGCTAAGCTTTGCTGTAATGCTCTATTAAACTCATCTATTTTTGATTCTGCTTCGTGAGGAAATGAAACAAATGGACTACCTGTACCTGAAGGCTTCCTCAATCCAGGTGCTGCCCCATATGTTTGGCCAGATAATACATCAGATGCTGCATCACCAGTAATAGCCCCCATAGAATAAGCAGGAGCAGACATAAGAGTTGATGCTATCTCTGGCATTTTCTCTTTTAAAATTGTTTTATACTCTTCTGCATGTTTAGGATCAATATCTAATGAGTCTGAACTCATATCTTCTTCATGAGCCATAAGTAACTTTAAAAAATCACCGATAGATGTATCTTGATCATAATTCGCTAATAAATTTAGCAAACTCTCTACATTTGGACCTCCTGTGATCCCTCCACCTTGGTATCTTTTAACATTCATAATTACTTATTTTCTACAAATATAAGATATTATCCGCTACAACTTTCGCAGTCCTCTGGTGCGTCAACATTGCATTTAATCTCTCCAGATTCAATCTTAGCTTCTTGCTTGTCTAATTGTTTTTTATCAAGAAATGATGGGGTATCAAATTCCTCTTTGTAATAGTTTTTTTCTTTATTCATCGTTTTCCACCAAAGTATTCTACAGCGTGACCTTCTTCAATCAGCTGCTTGTTTAGATTTTTTAATGTTAAAGAGTCTGGACACTCGAAATCTATCTCACCTAAGCATCTACCAAACTTACCTACCCCGTGAGATATAAGCTGCACTTCTGTAGCTGTATCTAGTAGTTCTGCTACTCTAGCTTTAGCTGCCAATCCACGCTTCTTCTCTTCAAGGTCTCTTGTTCTAGATTCTGGAGTGTTTATCCCCATAAACCTTATACGTTTTTTTACTGATACATCGAAACCTAGATCTATATTAGCATCTATAGTATCTCCGTCAATAACTTTTAGTACGTCTATTTTATATGTATACATATTATCTTAAATCTTGTCTTGCGTCTTCTGCAGTAAATGCTTTACGACCTAGGTTTGCCTTAATAGCATCCATC